GACTCTAATGTTCGATATAAGAATGGAGTTAAATCCAAACGTGGATCAGCTGCCATCGGTAAGTTAGGCTGCTGAGGATGTGGGGTTCGCATTTCCTGATTTATTAAGTCAATAAATGCGGAATATGCCCTTTGTACTTCACCTACCATTCTAAACGGATAACCAGAAAGCATCCCTGCAATTTCGTCATCAGTTTTCGAAGGAAATAAGTACTTCAGTGCTTCTATACTATCAACCCCCAATTCTTGAAGGTTTCTAGTAAAGATGGATTGATTGAGTTTATCTTGTGCTGTATCTTCATAAACAGGTCCCATCCATCTCCAAAGAACTGTTCTATCTCCGTCTGGAGCTAGTCCTAAAACACCGTCAGGTATTTCTTTTGTTTCTACTGCGGTTTCAACAGCTTGCTGAAGTTTTTGTTCATATTTAATTTTTTGTTTTTCATACTTTTCAAATGCCTTTGGATCTTCCGTATTTTCTGGTAATTTTGGATATTCTATTCCTGAAGCAAATGCCAATGATTTTCTAAAAATTTGCTCTTCTTGGAAAATAATTAATTCGAAACATTTGCAAATTCCATATTGATAAATCTGTAAACATTTCTTTTTAGCAGTAGCACTAACTCGGCCATAAGCAGATTTAATTTCTGTAGCCGTTACGTTAGTAATACTTAGATCATCTATTCCCCCTAGAGCTAGTCTAATTTCACTTCTTAATTGTTCAGCAAATCTTGCCTGATCAGAACTAACTGCATTAGGAGTAATAAATCCAACACGATCAGATGGCTCTAAATTTGCAATAACTCTGGGAACTCTCATTCCACTTCCCGGTCTACCTGAATATCCGGGCTGTGCTCTTGTTATAGGATCCTGTTTATAAGTAGAGCCAAATAAATCAAGATTAGATCCGAAACCTGATTGACTAGATATACTAGGTCTTTGTGCAGTTTCAGAATCGCTTTCTACAATGTCTTGTTTTGGTCTAGAAGATAGAAGAGTTGGATTACCAAAGAATGATAAGTTAGCTCTAATATTTTTTACCATCTCATCATGAGCAGTAATCTGATTAGCTATAAAATCAAACTCACCTGAACCATCAGTTCCAAAAGCATCAGGATTATTAAATACTTCAACACATGGAATAAACTCCATAGTATTTTCTACAATTTTTTTATCAAAAGTTGCAAAATTTGTATTTTCTTGTTCAAAAGTTATTTCTTGTTCTGAATGATATTCTTCTATTTCAGTAGCAGTTATTTTTAATCTCATATATCTTTTATCAGTATTTAAACCAACACCTGCAAAACCTTTTGAAGATTTTACCTTGTAGGGATAAATAATAATGACTTCTTCTAATTCACCTTCAGGAGAATAATATGTCCTATAAGAATCTTTATTAAACCAATAAATTCTGTAAGATTTTTTTGTTGGTCTTATATAAAATAAACCTTTTCCATAAGATAAAAATCTATCCCATATTGCATCTAACCTTGCATCTAATTGATTGAACTTTATGACCTGTTGAATAAAATCAAATCTTTGTGTTCCAAAATTATCTTGTTGTGGATAAAACTCAACTCCCTGTCTTATTCCAAACATCTTCATTTGGGATAAATGGGAACTGACCAACATAGTATCAGCCGATCCTTTTCCGTCACGAGTTATGACGGATTTAATCATTTCATCCAAAACAGATTTACTATTACTCTCGGCCATTAATTAGGTACCTCTGTTACTTGTCAATGTCATAACCAGCATGTAACCGTTTAAAAGTAATTACATCTCCCTCAACTTCAACATCAAATCTTTCATTTGGTTGTAGTGCCATGTCATGACATAGCTCATCAGGTAATGCAATTACTGCTGAACCATAAGCATCTTGCTCTAGTTCAAGTTTGTAAAAAGAAGGTTCTGGCATTGTTAATACTTCTAGTTTAAATCCTCAATACTCTAACTCAAGTTTTCCACGAGTCATTAACCCATTACATAGCCAAACTAGAGCATCTACGCAATCATCATGTGAGCTAACCCCAAAATTTACTATCTCATCTGTAAGAGCTCCAAATTTTCTATATTTATTAAAAATTATCTTTCTTTGCTCAAATAATCCCATAATTCCCCTAAAACGGGCAACTTTGTCTCCGCGAAATCCTTTGACAGGATGCCAGATTAAATTATATAATCCTTGTTCTGTTTGACATATTCTTTTGAAGTCTGCTTCCAATGATGCTTGATATGCAACTGCTTCAGACCAAATATGCAATGAACTTCCTGTAGGAAATAAATTTTTACCGTCTCTGTGGATAACTCCCCATTCTTCCATCATTTCCATTAAAAGATCTAATTTTTCTATATTTCCCATAACTCTTACTCTCTTACAATCGATAATATGAATTTTATCTTTTACTCTTCCACCCATAACAAAAACTGTATAATCGTTTCTTTCTCTAATTCCAGCAGATAAATCAACACCTACTCCTAAAGCATCAAAATCTGTAGCAATAGTTCCTTTAACAATTAAGTCTGGAGATAATGATAATTCACTAGTTTGTACAATCTGGTTTTGATATTGAAAACTAAATGCAACAGGAGCGATACGTCTTCTATCTTTTAAATAATCTAAACTCCACATATCAGGCCAATACGATATTTCCTCTCCTTCTTTATCTACAGTTATTGCAGATTGTACTATTTGTTTCCAACCATTAGATGGTAAGAAAGCTCTAGCGTGTATATCGTCATGTCGAAATCTTGTACCTAAACAAATAGCTCTAGCTCCTTCAAACATCGTAGGAACAATAACTGCATTCCAGTTATCTTCCATTGCTTGTCTAATATCTTTATTCTTAATATCATCGGAACTTTTTATTGCGTCATCTATTATGCAAAGATGTGATCTTTTTGATGTAACAGCACCTTTTAATCCTGCACAACAAACACTAAATTCTTCTTCACCTGTTGATTTTATTCCTGCAAATTTCCAATCTATACTCCAATATTCATTCGAATTTATTCCCTTAGCAATCTTAACTTTTGGAAAAATTTCTTTATAGATTTTACTTTCATCTATTATTCTTTTTATTGCTGCACTCTTTGGTCTAGCTACATCAACGGTATAAGAAATATATAAAATTTTTAAAGGTAATTTTTGTGTTGCATGAACACCTATTGCCCATGCTGTATACAAACCTAAAACTGTAGATTTTGCAGATCCTCTTGGAGCTAGGATATCAATATTAGGTCCGGCTATACCTCTTAGACAAACACTGTCATCACCAGTACATAAATACTTATGCCATTCTCGATGATGCTTAGCAGGTGGTTTTCCCCCTACAACATCACAAAAATAGGCAAAATCTTTTCTAGCTCTTTCTACATCAACATTAGAAGTTTTTTTAACTACTTGTTGTTTTGCAGCTGCTCTTGCTGTACGTCTATAGACGCTATAAATACTAGTTCCTGCCATGAACGTAGCATAGCGTACTTTTGCTCAAGATTCTTCTTGTAATATTTTTGTCCAGACTCCCATCGATGCTTCCTGTAAAGGACCTTCTATTGGATCATCTCTAAAAATAGAAAGCATTTCTCTTAATGCTCTATCTGCTCCTGCAAGAATTAAACCTTGTTTATCCTGTAAAATTTTCTTATCTTCTATTTGTTTTATAGCTCCACGTAATTCTTTCTGGAGCATTGCAATTCTTGCTGCACCCATATCCTGTTTTACAATTCCCATATCAATAGCATCGCGAAGTTTATTTATATCAACTCTCATATTATCTATTTCAGATTCTAAAACTTCATTAAAATTACGTTTTTTAAATTCTTTTATTGACCATTCATTACATTCCACTACCGTCCCTTGGAAACCTAAAAATCGGGCAAATAAATATATCTGTATTGGACTTGAGGCTTTTTTACAAAATTCAAGAAAGGATTCACGATCTTTGTTAGATAAAGTCTGAATCCATTTCTTCATGTTCTATATTGGCTCTGAGCCTGTTCGTAATCTCTATTCTCTTTATAGCGTCTAAACATCTCTCTTTGCAAATCTGTCTGTCTTGTCTCTTTACCTGTTTCTCTTGTTAATGCTCTATCTTGTTCTCCTGCAGTCTCTAATCCTCTTCTATATTGAAGACCAGTTTCACCTATCTCAGCACGACGCTCTTGGCCGACAACTCTCTGTGTTGCACGAGTATCTTCTCCAGCTTTATCAATAGTCAGACGTTGTTCTGCAGAAGCAGCTTTTCCACGCCTAATATCTTGACCAGCAAAGAACTCTGCGTTAGTTCTATCTAACTGGGCACCAAGCTCCATATTCAACCTTTGCTGTTTTCCACTTACTTCATTAAGTGCTCCTTGAGCAGCAAGAGCCTGACTAGGCACCTGAGTTGTTGGAGCTGCAGACACAGCTGGTGGATATATTATCTGTGGTGGTGGTGGGGATCCTCCTCCCATCATAACGATTTACCTCAAGTAACTCTTTTAGTTTAAATTAACCAAATCGACGTTGCATGCCGAGTCCGGCAAATCTGGTCGCAGCATCTTGTTGAATAGCTGCAGCCTTTCTTAGTTCTGCCTCAGCAGAGGCAGCTGTAGCTGCCTGAGCTTGTTTTGATAACATTATATTTTGAACATTAGATGGCATTGCTTCTAATGCTCCTCTAACTCTTAATCCTCTTTGTGCTGCCTGCTCTGCAGCTCTATTTAAAAATGCCTGTCTTATAGGCTCTGTAGCCAGATATTGTAGTTGATTTTCTACAGCAGCTTCTCTATTTCTTGATTTAATTAAATTCCTAAGTTCATCATCGCCAAGAAGTGTTTTTAAAGATTCTTTATATTCTTGAGTTTCTTCTAATGCAGTTTTTGGTCCTTTTAATTCAGTTTCTAGAGCTTTTTTTATACGTCTTGTTTGTAAAGGAGTATATTTATAATCTGAATCTCTCAACTCTTTAAGACCAATAGTTTCTTCACTTACATCTTTAAAAGGATTTTGGAATCCACCTCGTTTATCTTGATCTCCGGGTAGGAAAATGTCTGCTATACCTGCACCAATTCTTGGTAAAAATCCTTCAGGTGCATCTTCATCAGTTATAAATTGTTTACCACCTCTTGTTATTATTTTTTTACCTTTTTCTAACTTTGGTGCTCCAATATTTGGCACAAGTCCAGCACCACCGATTTCCTCTAATGTTGCCTTTGTTGGATCTTTAGTAAAAAGATCAATTAATTCGGCATTTGACATTCTAGTCATTTTTAGTACTGATAAGGACGAGTAATAGCAGCTCCAGCCTGTTCAGCTGCAGTTGCACCCATTTGTAAGCCTGCTTGTTGCATTGCTCTTGTAAGATCTGCGTTAAGTGCAATGTTTGTACTGATACCAGCAGCAGCCATTCTTCTTGCAAATTCATCTCTCTTAGCTTGCTCAGAGTATTTCCTAACTGTTGGTAAGAGAATATTTTGTGCATCTCTTAAAGCTTCAGCATCTTTAATTGTTCTTAAACGACGACCAGCATCTAAACCTAAAGGACTTACGACACTTAATGGATCACCTATTGGAGATATACCTCCATACTGACCCATCCCAGGTGGTAATGGTGTTCCACCTGCAGCCATGCCTTCTCCTCTAACTGATCCATAACCTGCTAATCCTGCAGCTCCTCTGAGTCCTGCACCTGCTGGAGGAATTCCTAAATCTCCACCTGCTTTTGCTAACCCAAATACACCGGCAGCTCCTGCTAAAGGAACACCAGCTTGCACTGCTTGTTGAATATTCTTTTTAGTTAATTGCTTTGCTAACTCTTGACCACCTATAGCCTTAGCTCCTTTCTTTAATGCTGCTTGAACTCCTTTCTGACCAGCCATTCTACCAACTTGCCCTGTAGCACCTGTTATTAAACTACCTGTTCCTAAACCTCCTGTTAATGCTCCAAATCCTGATCCAAGAGCAGCTTCACCTAAATTACCTTTTCTTAATCCCGGAATAGCTCCACCGACTGCACCAATTACGGGTAGATATTTTAAAGCACCTGCACCAGCTGCTACGCCCTTTGCTAATAGTGGTGCTAATAATACTGGAGCCATCTTTTACTTTTCCAAAAAATCTTTGTTAGTGATATTCTAAATTAACCAAATATTGAAAATTAACCTAGAAGACCAGCTACAAGTCCAATACCGCCTGCGTGAGGAATCCCTGTTGAAAGCCCTTGTAATAAACCAGCAGCACCTCCAGCTATTCTTTGTCCTACACTTTTACCGCTCTGTGTTGATGGAATAAACATTCCTTGACTTTGGGCAGGTAATTGTCCATAACTAAAACCTTGTGCAACCTCTGAAAAAGCACCACTCCCTGCACCACCAAATTGTGCCTTTGCTTGTGATTTTGCAAAATCTATTAATTTATCAGTATCGCTTTTTTCTGTAGCCTTTTTAAAATAATCAAGTCCTCCTGAAATAGCTTTGTTTAGAAAACTTTTACCTTTATCTTCTTTTTCTTCATTTTCTCCAAAAGGATTTTTATCTAAAATAAGACTTTTCGAGTCTTTTCCTACAGTTGGAAAATAATTAGTATTAAATGAAGTTGAACCTCCGCTGCTTTTACTGTAAATATCTCCAAATGAAGGTGTGTTAAATGAAGTACCACCCTTTATTCCTAAAGATTGTCCTCCAGGAATTAAAGGATTCTGATCTTTTGCTCGCTGCAAAAATCCAAACTGATCTCCACCACCAAGAACACCCATTAATTTATACCTCTTTTCATAATTATAAAATTACTATGCACGGAAACCAGTTCCATATAAACTTCTAGCTACGGCTAATACTTCTCTATTTGTAGCTTCACCTGCTTCCGTTGTTATCTTTTCAGCTTGTGCCATATCTAGTGGACTTGGTACTGACAACACAGCCTTTTGTTGTATGACGGCCAGTTCATTTTCAATTCTTTGTTGCTCTAATGCTCGTTGATGTAAAAAACTATCAAACTCTGAATTACCTGATTTTCTGCCCCTAAAAGGTTGAGTTCCTACATTTTGTTGATCAAACATTCCTCCTAGATATGCTGCTGTCAAACCAGGCACTCCAAATTGTGCTGCACTTCCTGCTAAATCTATTGCTTGTTTAGTTGCAGCTGCTGACCCAAGCTTTCTCCCCACCGCAGGAATTATTGGGCTACTTGCAAGTTGCTCTGCAGTAAGACCAGCTACTTGTCCTGCTAAAACATTTTTAGCAGCTTGTCCTATTCCTTGTTCCGCTATTTCTTTACCAACTCCTCTAACAGCTTTACCAATTGGCTCTCCGGCTTTAGAGTATAGTTTAAAAAAGTTTGATAATGCTGTTCCTGACATTCTCGGCATTAGACGTTTACCTCTTGACTTGGGAATTTCCCAGCAACATTCGGATCTTGGACAGCATTACCACCAGTTGCTGGCTGTGATGATAATTGAGCTAAATTCTCCGGTCTTACTATTCTATCGCGTTCAATCATTTCTTTACCTTCAGCAGTATTAGATCCTCCTACCGCTGCAGCATATTTTCTAACAAATTCCGAAGCAAAAGCATTATTTCCTTCTTCAAAAGAATTACCAAATTCAAATTGTAAACCATCAAGCCTTCTTTGTGCATCCTCAGATTGTCCTGCAAAAGTATAAGAACTTTGGTAAAAATCTTCGTTTAAAGGATTTTTATCAAGAGTTGCTCTCCAAGGATCTGCTAGACCTGCTGGATCACCACTAGGTGTAAAACCACCAGTATTAGGACCAGTAGTTTTGTTTGCAGGGTTTTTTCCTTGAAAAACAGCTTTATCTGCTGGATTCTTTAGATTTCTGTTTAGGTTTACAAATTGAACCATAATTACTTTTCAAATAAAGCTTTTTCAAGCTGTGCGACTAACAAGTCATCCACATTGTTACCAGTTTTGGCAGCAGCTTTTTTTAGAAGAGAAACGACGAATTTTTTTAATAAATCATCAAGATCCTCTGGAATTTTGTCAACCGCTTTGTTTATGACATTAATTGCGATTGGTAATAAAAATTTAGTCATGATTTTGTTGTTAGTACTTTAAATTTAGCAAAGGTTACATTACAATGTCACCAAGATCGGCTTCACCTTGTACTATCCGCTTTCTTGGAGAAAGAAATTCAAAAATTTCTCCTGCTTTTCTCTTTTTATTCGGTTTTGCCTCAGAAAGTCCTCTATCCATGTATAAATCAAAAGTACTGTCCTGTAATTGATTTTTTAGCATATCTTCAGCACCTGGTGCTACTCCAAAACCATAAGTTTTTGCTGTATCTGGAGATTGATCAAGAGGTTTGTTAGCAAGTACAAAACCTGTCTGTGCATCTCCATTAGTTGCTGGAATGCGTGTAATTCCTAATGATTGATTGCCCCTTTGACCCCTTACAATATCCGAATAAGCTCCTTCTACAAATTTAGCTCTAAAGTCATCAGCCTTTTCTGCTGTGGTCTTAGGCAACATAGATTCCTGAGCAGCTATATATTCAGGATCTTTTCTTATTTCCTGCATATCAGTTTTATTTGGTATGCCACCAGTGCTTCCAAGTCTTATAGATTCTTTTTTTCTTTCTTCATCTGATAATCTCATGAAACCAGAGTCAATAGCCTCTTGATTCTCTTCAGCTCTTTCTTCTAAAGGATTTTTTACTCTTCTTTTCTCAATTTCTTGAGCAATAATTATACGTTCTTCAGGAGTTTTTGTTCCAAGACCTTTATCTAAACTAGAAGCAATAGCAATAACTCTAGGAGTTAGCTTTCTCGTTGCAGATGTATTAGTGCCATTTATATTTATATCTTCTATTTCCTCGGCAAAATCAAGTGATGGAGCAGTGCTTGTTTCACCTCCAGGTATATCATCTATATCAGGGTTGTCAGTTAATGGATTCTTAGTAATTTGACTTGTTTGAGGTGCAAATTCTTGGACAACCCCTGCAGCTCGTTGTATTTCTGGAGAAGGCTCTAATAAATTAGAAACATAATTTTTTAATTGTCCTTTACCTAAAGGACTACCAAACATTTCTTCTGAAGCTTCGGCTCCTAAGTTTTCTATAGATTTTTCTGGAACTTGATTTTCTGCTAATGATTCACTAACTGTGTCGGTTTCTACTAATTGAGATGCTTTATCTGCTGCTTGATTAATTAAATTCGAAGAAGTCTGAGTTTCTGTAACATTTTGACCATATTCAGTACTTGGTATACCAAATGCTCTTGCTCCAGCGTACGCAGCTGCTCCTAACGCCCCTACTTTTAGTACATTTCCTGCTAAATTTCCTAATCTTTGTCCCATAGACTTCCGTCCATAGTCTTTTGTAAATTGATACACTTCAGGAGCCATTTTCATACGCTCAGCTGCAGACATAGGAAGGGGATTTCCAGTCACTCGTGAATATAACTCAAAATCTAGTGGTGAAACGGGCATTATTTCGAAAATTTATAGATATATAGCTCTAATTTTAAGTTCTCTATACTTCGACCCCCTAGCAAGCCTTAAAAGGGGTGATTTTGGGGCAAAAAAATTGTGAGACATCAGGCGAAGCCGTCAATTGTTACAAGGTTGAAACAAAAAAAAGAATATATATGACAAATGTTACAGAATATGACCCAGTAGGCCGAATTGTTACAGTTTATTTAAAATAATTACAAATAAAGCAAAGATTAAGCCGAAATATTACAGAAAATTGTTACAAATAACGCAATTATTACAAAATAGTACAAAATCTTGCACTTTTTAGCGTTATATTACCCTTTTTTACTCCATAATCGTTACAAATTTGTTACTTCTGGCCAAGATGTGGCCTTAAGATATGTTGATAGAAATTGTGGAAAAGTGTGTTGAAAACTTTTTTAGCTTTTTTGTTGCAGTTTTTTATACACTTATTAACTTTGAAAAAACTTATTAATAATTTGCTATACTGTATATATAAGAGTAATTTAAACTCTTTTTTCATATAATCCACCCATCTTAAAAGGTTTTAAACAATGACTACAAAACACACTGAAAGTATGAAAGCTTTCCAAAAGAAATATAATTTAAGCTTTCAAAACTTCTTTACTATTGGATCTAATCCAAAGATTGAAAAGAATAATAAAATTGAAAATATTCCTACTGCTTGCTTAATGCTTTTGAATACTGATAAAGCCTGTAGTAGTAAGGGATCATGCTCTCAAGTTTGCTTAATTGCGTCTGGTAATCCAGTTTATTATGCTAATAAAATGAAGTGCAGAATAAGAAGAAATAATGCTCTAATGGCCGATTATATAGATGTTGATAAGTTTAAAACTGATTCAATGTTTTTAAGATATTTAGTGATTAATTCATTCAGATTTTACGCCAAAAATAGAGCATCAAAAACTATTGCCTATCGTATGAATGGAGTCAGCGATTGGAGTTTTGAAAAATTTTCTATAAAACTAACTAAAGAAGATACAGACTACATCCAAAAAGCTTTTAATATCTATATAGAGCCTATTGAATATAAGAATATATTT